GGTGGCGCATTACTCTCTGCAATTCACGGTGTGACCGTGGAGAATACTCTGTATCAAGATGGTGAACAAGCAAATACTTTCAAGGCATTTGACTCAACTCAAGAAGAAGAAACCTATTCAATGGTTACAGCGAACCGCTTCTGGTCTCAGATCTTTGGTATTGCGTTTAGCAATAAGAGGTGGTTGCATTTCTTTATGCTGTTTGTTCCTGTTATGGGTCTGTGGACAGCTTCCATCGGTATTATTGGTCTTGCTCTCAATCTTAGGGCTTACGATTTCGTTTCCCAAGAAATCAGAGCATCAGAAGACCCAGAGTTCGAGACGTTCTACACCAAGAACATTCTTCTGAACGAAGGTCTCCGTGCTTGGATGGCTCCAGTAGATCAACCACACGAGAATTTTGTATTTCCGGAGGAAGTTCTTCCTAGAGGTAATGCACTGTGAGTAACTTTGAAGTATTCTTTTACTTCCTCTGCTTTGGTATTATTGCAGGTGCATCGTTTGCGATGATGTGGGGTAACATTCAGTCCATCAACGAGGACATGAATAAACCTAAACCCAAACCACGTCATCCAGAAGCACCTGCTCCTGGTGATGAAGTCATGTATGTTGATTTAACAAAAGAAAAACTTGAAGACCTTTACAAACAAGATAATGATTGAGTTCATTGACTTTGTAAATCAAATCAATTATAACTAGAGGGTATAACAACCCTCTTTTTTATGCTCAAGTATATTTTATCGGGATTTCTTCTCGGTGCTGCTCACGGAATGACTGTTCCAGTTAATGCTGAACCTACTAACGGGTATCATACTTACGACGCCATGGGATGTATGTTACTAAAGGAATGCACAGATGGAGTCAAAAAAGTCACCAACCTTCTGGATATTTCTAGTGAGTATCCTGACCCTTATAAGTTTACTCCTGCTGCTAACGAGTTCAATAGGATGCTCTCCTCTCTCAGTAGGGTCGGAGTTAATGTGTTTCTAGCAGACTCAAAGTATTTTCCACCAGGACATCGGGGCGTTTACCACACTGTAGGAAATAATTTCTTTTTGAATAAAGATCATGTGGGTCGTCCTCATGTTCTTATGAGTGTAATGCGTCATGAAGGGTGGCATGCTGCTCAAGATTGCATGGCGGGTAGCATCAAGAATAAAATGATTGCTATTATCAAACCTGAAGAAGAGGTCCCTGTGATCTGGCGTACACTAGCAGAGCGTACTTATCCTCCCCATGCAGTTCCTTGGGAAGCAGAAGCAACCTGGGCTGGTAAGACTGAGGGTATGACTGAGAAGGCACTTGCTGCTTGCGCCGATGGTAATATGTGGGAGGTTTATGAACCAACACCATTGACCAGGAAGTACCTTGAAGAATCTGGATACATACGTTAAAATAATCACGCTGAGTTGAATCAACAATGAAAATTTTTCTAGACACTGCAGACACTGAACTGATTTCAAAATATTTTAGTACAGGACTGGTTGATGGAGTTACCACCAACCCTACACTCATCATGAAGAGTGGTCGCAATCCTGAAGATGTTTATCAAGAGATAAAAGATATTGGTGTTTCAGACATCAGTATGGAAGTCATGGGATCTGATCTTGAAATGTATGATGAGGGAGTTCGTCTCTACGAAAAGTTCGGTGATGTTGCTACCATCAAAGTCCCATGCACACGCGAGGGTCTGATCGTCTGTAAGCGTCTCTCTGAACAAGGTATCAAGGTGAACGTCACATTGATCTTCAGCGCCGCTCAGGCAGTCCTTGCAGCGAAGGCTGGTGCAACATATGTCTCACCCTTTGTAGGACGCCTTGACGACCAATCTGTGGCGGGTCTGGAGGTCGTTCGATCTATCTCTGAACTCTTCCGTATTCATGGATGTAGGACTCAGGTTCTCTCTGCCTCTATCCGTAGTGTTCAACGTGCTGTCCGTTCATGGTATAATGGTGCGGAGATTGCAACGATGCCTCCCAGTGTTCTTGAGCAGATGTATGATCACATCCTGACCGACAAAGGTATGGAAATCTTTGAACGTGACGCAGCGAACATTAAAAACTAATATATAAATCAGCGAGGAAAAAACCATGGCTACTTACAACATCACTATTCGTACTCCTGATGGAGAAGAAACTTTTGAATGTGAAGATGATCAGTACATTCTTGACGCTGCTGAAGAGCAGGGTATCGATCTTCCTTATTCTTGCCGAGCAGGTGCTTGTTCTTCCTGTTGCGGTAAAGTCCTTGAGGGAGATGTTGATAACAGTGATCAAACATTTCTTGATGATGAACAACTGGAAGAAGGGTTCGCACTTCTGTGTGTTACCTATCCAGAATCTGACTGCCTGATTCTTTCTGAGCAAGAGGAGAATTTGTAATGGGAACTTTTATCATTTATTCTCGGGATGGTTGCCCTTACTGTACTAAAGTTGTTCAGTTGATGCAAAGGTCTGAGCAGAAACATGTTGTATACAAACTAGGTCGAGAGTTTCAGCGTGATGATTTTTATGCAGAGTTTGGGAAAGGATCTACTTTCCCTCAAATCATTCTGGATGGGAAGAAACTCGGTGGGTGCATGGAAACTGCACAGTATCTGAGGGAGAACAAATTAGTCTAGTGGTAGTACAAATGGATGAAGAGATCTACGACATCGTAGAAAAAGCAGTTGACTATTCTTTTAATCACAAATTTCCTCTTAAAAATTTCTACACTTATTTGAAGCATAGGAAATACAAACGAAAAGAAGTTCAAGAATTTCTTGATAGTTCTACAGTAAAGAATATTGAGGGGACTGTTGGAGAATTAAAAGAGTATATCAAGGGAGGTAATAAAACTATCAGGGAAGCCTATGGATTCATAGGAAAACCTGAAGCAAGAAAAGTCGTGACCTATCTTCAAAAAATTATTGATGACGCAAAGCAGTACCACTATGATCGAAGACCAGGAAGACGAAAGAAGCAATCTAAATAGTACAGATCTCGGCATCAATCGAGGATTTGAGTTGATGTTAAGGCAAGATAAAAGGGAGGAAGAACCAGAACCAAAAAAATTCCATGTAATTTTCGGTAAGGTTCTATCTCTCTTTAAACGAGAGATAGGCTTACACATTGAATTCTATTTTGATTATAAGAAGTAAGTATCTCTCGGGGGAGTAGAAAAATGTTAGCAGTAACCCTGACCATAGGAACATTGGTCTCAATCATGTTCTTTTTTGTAGGAGGTGTGGTAGGATGGCTCGCAAGAGAAAATCAATTCCATACTCAACCCGTCTATATGCATCCCGAAATGTTTGACGAGAATGGTAATGTATTACCAGATGAAATTTTAGCAGTACGATTTGAAAACGGTTATGACGAGCTCGACGAAGAAGAAGACGAAGGCGAATCTTGATTTGCCCCCAAACCCATTTGTATTTGAAGTCTTGGATCTTGTAGATAAACAAAGGTCCAAGGCTAAAAAAATTGAGGTGCTTCAGAAATATCAATCCAATCATCTTAAGGCAGTATTCATCTGGAACTTTGATGATAGTGTTATCTCTCTTCTTCCAGAAGGAGAAGTGCCTTATGGTAATCTTGTGGAAGATGGTACGTCTAAAGGAACCTTGAGTCAAAAGATTTCAAGTAGAACCAGAAGCGATAACATTGCATACAATGGAGCAGAAGAAGATTTAAGAGCACAAAAGTCTTCTATTGCAAATGAAGCAGATAAGTTTTATAATTTTATTCAGGGAGGTAATCCATCCCTGAATGCTATCAAACGAGAGTTAATGTTTATCAATATCCTTGAGGGTCTTCATCCGCGAGAGGCAGAAATTGTTGTGCTGATTAAAGACAAAAGGTTAGGAGAGCGATATAAGATTACAAAAGCACTTGTGTCTGATGCATATTCTGATATCACCTGGGGAGGTCGTAGTTGAAAATTAAAATGATTCATCAAGAGTGCGATCCTAGTCTTTCTGAGGATCGTTCTCTTCCCACCAATTCATATCTTGTAGAGTATCTACAAGATACAATTACTCGTTATGATATTGTTATGGCTAACAAACAGGCAGATATTTTTGATCACTATTGGGATCATTATCGTGCTGACTTTAAGAACATGACCCAGACTGAGGGTAGAATCAGTCCTAAACTGTGGGGTATCCAGGGGAAGGGAGGTAAAAAGAAATGAGTGGGTTTGGAAAGAAACAAGAAAAGAAATCTAAAACCAAAGTCATCAATGAAGATGAGTATGATAAGTTGGTGAAAAAATATAAGCGTATTAAAAAGTTTATGAATTCTCCATTGCATGAACTGAAGCGTATCTCTGGAGAGAAAACGATTGTAGAAGAGTTGATGGATGAATATGAGAATAGTCTAGATGATTATTATGAAAAGAATCCCGAACCTTCAGAAGAGGAAGAGTATGATGAACACCCTGCTCAAGAGCGTGTAGATTATCAAGCAGGTCTCAATGAATTCCTTTATAAGAAAGGAGGTGTTCAAGAGTATAAAGATAATGGGAAGTCAGGGGGATTTGAATAACCGTTTCCAAAATCGGGCGAAAAAAATCCCGGCAATTTTTTCACGCGAAAGGTTTTTGCAAAATGTATACTGTGATACATTGTAGATTGACTATATAGTCTATGTGGTCTATAATAGACCTACGTTCATCCAAATGCTCAGTATACTACTGGCGCTCACCTTAGCCCATCATAATGACGGGTCGCCCTACGGGTGGCACATGAGTTGTGAAAGGTTCCTACAAAGAAGAGTTGAGATCCTTATGGACGACAACTTGGATCGGAGAACTAAGTATAACCTCATTGGTTATCTTAAGTCTAAGGTTGAAGGTCAATGTGGTATACTTGCAAGGACGCAAGTAAGTCGCGGAACGGAGCGTTCATCCCATGTTTGAAGTTTTACTTTATGCTTCTTTGAACTGCACCGATGCTAAGGATATAATCCGACGTGTCGAAGCAAGCAAGAATGTAAGTCAAATCATTCAAGCTGAGGTTGTTGAGACCGTAAAGGAAACAACACCTGAGTGTAACTGGGACGCAAACGACTGAAGGAACGGGATTAAAAACCCCCTACTTTCAGGAGAAATCAAATGAACACACTTACTATCATCAAAAAGCAAATCGAGAAGCAGTCTGCCCTGCACGATGCACAACTTACTCACACTGCATATCGTGGTGTTAAGTATAACGCTAATCGTGTAGAGTCCAAAGAGGCTCACGGCACCTTCTGCTATCGTGGTCGTACCTACACCAAGTGAGGCAATTATGGAAGCACTACAAATCACAGGCGTAATTTCCTTGGCATGTGTTGCTACTATGGCTCTATTGTACGGTGAGATCTTGCTCCTTCAACACACTTGAGGAGAATTAAATGCTGAAGATCAAACTTTATTATGATCTTCCAGAATACAATCCAGAAGTTCACGATCCTGATAGGGTCTTTAGACTTCTAACATATCGTGGAGTTACATATGCTAAATGGATTCACTTGAAATCATTAGGCATACAAAACTGGAAAGTTTTTAAGAGAGGTTAAATAACCTCTCTTTTTTTGTACTTATGTAAAAATGAAACAAATGTATACTACGATACCTTAAGGTGTCTAGATAGTATAGAATTGGGAATAAACACATGTAATGAAACTCTCCCCCATATCATGAGTTAACTTTTAGGAGGGTGAAGAAATGCACAACTTACTATCAAGAAGCCAATTAGACGAATGGAGGCATTTAGAAGAAACAATAGATGAACTTGAGGTCGAGAATCAGAAAATTGCAGATTATTATGAATGTCTTGTAGAATGTGATGCTCTAAACCAAAACGAATGTAAGAAGGTATGTAGGATCCTTTTAAATTAATATACATAAGGGGAGGCTTGACGCTTCCCCTTTTTTTGTATATAATTACCTTTGTGGAGGTTGATAGACATGGAACAAGCCAAGCTTAAAGAGCTCATAACAGCTTTGGAAAACATTGTAGATATGCTAAAATCAGAAGTGTACTCTGACCCATCTGCATATACTCAGTATGAACAGATTACAGACTATGATGAGGTATTTGTTGGTGATGATGATGGTTATCCAGACTAAGGAGTTATTATGTATGAAGAATTAGATACATTTGAACGAGCGTTACAGCACTTTGGTACAAGAGTTGAAGTTATCGCTGCTATGGAAATGGGCAACAGAATAAGTGCTGAAGATGCTTATCAGATGATTAAAACCGAAATTAAAGAACTAAAAAAAGTAAGAAAGGGATGGAAGAAAGAGAATGAATGATGTAAAACTGATCTCAGTTACACCTGACGCAGAGAAGCACATGGCTTATTG